GGACTGCAGCCAAAAAGTTTCTTACGGAGATGTTGGATGATGAGGGTGGTATTGTTCTTAAAACAAAAAAAGATGCTGAAGGAAAGTTCGGCCGTATCTTAGGACAACTGTGGAGAACAACTGATTTTGCAGAACAATCTATCAATGATTATATGGTAGAGAAACATCATGCAGTTCCTTACTATGGACAGTCTAAGGAAGCGATTGCAGAACAACATATCAAGAACCGTCAGTTCGTTAATCTCTGATAATCGTTATAAATACCTTTAAGGAGATTTAGATGGCAGTCAACCCTAGTGCATTCAAAGATGCAGAGGCAACAAATAATTCAGAAAGAAGTGCTTTTGTATTTAAGGACTTTAATTTGAATTTTGCAAAACATCCTATTACTGGTGACATTGCAAAACTTACAGATATTGCTGCTGTAAAGGCAAGTGTTAAAAACCTTGTCCTTACTAATTTTTATGAGCGTCCTTTCCATCCAGAGATTGGTTCGGATGTTCGTTCTGCACTATTTGAGAATATGACTCCTCAAATCGCTGCAAGGCTTGGTAGAAACATTGAAGATGTTATTGTGAACTTTGAACCAAGAGCAGAACTGATTAGTGTTATTGTTCAAGCGAACATTGATAGTAATGCATACGAGGCAACAATTAAATTCAATGTAGTAAACTCTGAAACAGATGAACAAACATTGAATCTATTTTTAGAGAGACTAAGATAAGATGGCGACAAAACTACAAGTCACTGAGTTGGACTTTGATGACATCAAAACCAACCTAAAGACATACATGAAAAACCAAACAGAGTTTTCAGATTATAACTTTGAAGGTTCTGCAATTTCTACACTGATTGATCTACTTGCATATAATACTCATTACCTTGCTGTAAACGCAAACATGGCAATCAATGAAGCATACTTGGATACTGCAACCTTGCGTTCTTCTGTAGTCTCTCATGCAAAGACATTAGGTTACACTCCTCGTTCTGCTCGTGCTCCAGTTGCCTATCTAGATGTTACTCTAAACAATTCCACACTAACCTCTGCTACTATTGCAAAGGGAACAAAATTTACAACACAGATTGATGGAACAACATATGCATTCGTAGTGAATGAAACAAGAACAACAACACCACTCAATGGTGTTCTTCGTTTTTCAAACCTACCAATTTATGAAGGTTCTCTTGTCACTGCAAAATATACAGTAGACAGCAACAATGCAGAAAAACAATATCTACTTACAGACAGTCGTGCAGATACAACTACTCTTAAAGTGTCTGTTCAAAACTCTGCTGTCGATTTGACAACTACAACCTATACTCTTGCGACTGACATTTCTCAAGTGACTGCAACATCTAATGTTTACTTCCTACAAGAAGTTGACAATGGAAAGTTTGAGGTTTACTTTGGAGACAATGTTGTTGGAAAGAAAGTCAATGATGGTAATATCGTTATTCTAGAATATGTTGTTACTAACAAAGGTGCAGCGAATGGTGCAAAGACTTTCTCTGGAACATCAGTTGCAGGCGAAACCAATATTACTATTGCAACTGTTTCTGCGGCCGGCGGTGGTGCAGAACCAGAGACAATCGAATCAATTAAGTATAATGCTCCTCTAGACTTTGCGTCACAGGGTAGAGCAGTTACGACAGATGACTATAAGGTTATCATTCCTAAAGTTTATGCAGACACATCTGCTATTCAAGTGTGGGGTGGTGAAGATAATGATCCACCAATCTTTGGACAGGTTTTTGTTTCTATCAAAACAACCTCTGGTGTAAATCTAACACAGGCACAAAAGGATACAATCTCGACTTCATTAGACAGATATAATATTGCTTCTGTTCGTCCTACTATTGTCGACCCAGAAACAACAAAGATTAAATTGAATACAACATTCAAGTATAATGCAAACCTTACCACAAAGACTTCAACAGACTTAGAGACTTTGGTTCGCACAACAATAACAAACTACAATACATCTGACTTAGCAAAGTTTGATGGTGTCTTTAGATTCTCAAAACTATCTCGTTTGATTGATGCGACTGACACATCAATCCTTTCTAACATTACTACTGTTCGTATTCAAAAAACAATTACACCACAGTTAAACACTTTGGCAAAATATGAACTGAAGTTCTCTAATAATCTTTATCATCCACATACTGGACACAATGCTACAATGGGTGGTATCACATCTTCCACAGGTTTCTATATTAGTGGTTATACCACAGAGTATTTTATGGATGATGATGGTAGTGGAAACTTGAGAGCATACACACTTGTTGGTGGAACAACTAGAACATATCTAGCCACGAACATTGGAACAATTAATTATGATACAGGAACACTGACATTGAATTCTATCAACATAACTTCATCTACAAACACTGGTGGAATTATTGTCACTGTTGTTCCAAACTCTAATGACATTGTTCCAGTTCGGAATCAATTATTGGAAATTGATGTGACTGAACTAAAAGTAACAGGACAGAATGATACAATTGAAGCTGGTGGTTCGTCTGCCGGAACTGGTTACTCAACCTCATCTTCGTATTAAGGTTTAATAAATGTCTGGACATGAACCAACATTAAAGAATAAAGTTTCTCCACATATTCAGAGTCAACTGCCTGAATTTGTTCAGAGCGACCATCCTCTATTCTCCCTCTTCCTCAAGTATTACTATGAGTTTCTTGAAGCGGGCGAACTTGTAGTATCTGGTTCTAACAACTATGTTATTGAAGAAACTATTACAAAGAATTATATTCTTGATGAGACAGGCGAGAATATTGTTCTTGAGGATTCTGTTGGTAAGTTTACAGTTGGTGAAACAATTACTGGTTCTATCAGTAAGGCAACTGCAAAAATTCTTGTCGATGACTTTGATGCTAATAAAAGATTATTCATATCATCTCAACAAAGATTCCAGACAGGCGAAACTGTAACTGGTAATAGTTCTGGAGCAACCACAACGGTTGTGTCTTATCGTGCAAACCCTGTTCAGAACATTCAACAACTTCTTGCATACGCTGATGTAGATAACACAGTCTATGATTTCCTTGATAAGTTTAGAGATTCATTTATGGAGTCTCTTCCTAATACTCTTGCAGATGGAATTGCAAAACGCAAACTTATCAAGAACATTAAGGATATGTATGCCGCAAAGGGAACAAGAGATGGACACAAACTGTTCTTCCGAATTCTCTTTAATGAAGAAGCAACAATCATCTATCCTCGTGACAATATGCTTCGTGTATCAGATGGTCAATGGTCAACTGATAAAGTTATTCGTATTGTTGAGGCTGGAACTTCTGATTTCACTAAAGCGATTGGACAGAAAGTAACTGGTTCAACTTCTGGTGCAACTGCTCTTATTGCCACAGTCATTAAGTTTAGAGAAGGTGCAAACCTTATTGCAGAAATTAATTTGGATGCAAACTCTGTTACTGGAACATTCACTGCTGGCGAAATTGTTACGACAACAGATACCACTCTTGATTTACAAATCTCTGCGACAGTTAAAGGTATCGTTACTGGTGGTAATGTCTCAGTGGGTGGTGCATATTATTCAACTCGTGATCCAGTATCAGTAACAGGTGGTGGGGGTAACAATGCCGCAACTGCTATTGTTGAATCTGCTGGCGCCGGTTCTATTGATGAGATTGTTATTGAAAATGGTGGTAGTGGATATACTGCTGGTGAAGAACTAAGATTTACTTTAACTGATACAGAAGGTAAAGATGTTCGTGCAAAGATTGCTGTTGTTGGTGGTGCGTTTAATCTAGAACAAGCAACATCACCAGATAACATCATCACTGAAGATGGTGACTTTATTGTTACTGATGATGAAATTCAATATATCAGTAAAGAACAAACAGTTGGAGAACTTGATCACCTTACCTTAGAGGATGGTGGACAGATTGTTCTTGAAGAACAAACCTTTACTGACTTGGGCGTTTCTGCTGAGATTGGACAGATTACCAAGATTGAGATGATTAACAGAGGTAATGGTTTTATTAAACTTCCTCTTGTTTTAGACAATGCAACATCAACTGGTGCCGGTGCAAGTCTCTTTGCTGCATCAACTGTATCCCCAATGGTTGGTCATGTTGAAGGTATTTCAATCACAAACTTTGGTTTGGATTATTCTTCTTCTCCAACTATTACACTTAATAGAAATATTCTGGTTCAGAATGTTGTTGGTTCATTTGTTTCTGGGGATACAGTTACAAGCCATACTGCAACTGTTGTTGATTTTGACAGTGCAAGAAATATTTTAGAATTATCTACAAGTGTAGATTTTAATAATGGTGACACTATAACTTCTGTTACTGGTGCAACTGCAACAGTTTATCAATCTACACAAGCCGAAGCAACATCAA